CGTCTCTACCAGTTACAGATTCGTGATGTAAACGAACCCATTCCATTGCTGCTTGTGCTGCTGATGGAACTACTGCATCGTAAAGAGAAATTGTTAAATCACTCCACTCACTTCTACCCTTTACATATCTTCTAACATTAATATGGTCTATGGTAACTTTATTATTTGTAATTTCAGGTCTGTTGGCCGCTTTAACTAAGTATGCAGGGATTCCCTCTATATACATAATGAATCTGTTTGACATCTTTGGTTCAAAAGATGTGAACATTACTTCTGTTGGGTCTAATAATTGTGCCATTTAATTTACTCCGTTGTTAATTCAACTAATTTGTTTATTATAAATATCCTCACTTCAAAAAAAAGTAAGAAGTTCCCCACCGAAATGGGGAACTATACCTTTAATTACTCTGGAAACGCTGCCCCAGTCGGTAATACGTTGAAATCAAGAACAATAAATTCAGCAGTTTTTGCTGGTTGTAAGAATATTTCACCTACCATTATGTTTCTATCAATCACATCAGGAGTGTTATTAGTTTCATCCATTACCACTCTAAATGCGTATAAACCTTGTCTTTGTTGGATTGATTCTAAGTAAGGATTAACGATTGATAAGAATCTGTTTCTCGTAGCCGCTGTGTTGTTTTCAAACACTAAGTAACGAGTTGAAGATGCGATGAACTTCTTAACAGCGATTAACAATCTTCTTACATTGATTCTATCCAATGCAGATGGTTTAGCTTGTAGTGTCTTCTGTCCGAATACTGTAACACCTTGACCAGGGAATGTAGCGATTGGGTTCAATCTACCTTCGTAAAGTGAATCTCTCTCTACTCTTGTCAATCGTGTCTTAGCTTCGATAACTGAAGTTAAACCACCTCTATTTAAACCTGCTGGAGCGAACCACTCAGCGGCTACTTGGTCGTTAAATGCTATAACGCCTGGTAGAACTACTGATGGTGGCACCCATACTGGTTTGTTTTTATCTGTATTCAGAATCTTAACCCAAGGATAGTAAGATGCTACATAATTTGAATCAAATGCTTGAACTGCGTTTGTTGCAGTTGAAATTGAATCACCCCATGCAGATGCATCCATTACAAAGAATGTATCTTGTCTATCTTCACACATATCTTTAGCAAATGTTGTTACTGAAGAGTGTAATCTATGGATAAGACCAGGAATTACTAACATATTGATATCAAATTCATCAGGATTAGATACTGAGTTGATAGCTTTTCTGAATGCTACTGTACCAGTTGCTGTGTTTGAAGAACAATCATATCCTTGTGTATTACCTGCGATGATATCACCACCTGTATAAACAATTCTATTTGGTTTGTATCCATCAAAACCACTTTGGAATGGTACTAAGAACTTACGAGAATCTAATGAAGTATTAGAATCACTCAAATCAATTGAACCAGTATATGGAGATGCTGATGATGGATAATTAGCTCCACTATTCTGTGAATAATCACCTAAGTAGAATGCCGTTCCAGCAGCTGCCGTTGAAGAATCAGGAGTAGGTGCTAAGTAAGCTAAGTTATCAGTTGTAGCGAAATCAAAATCAAATCCGTAGAATTTTCTACTGTTATATGAATCATTAATTGTTTGAGCTGATACATAAGTTGGGTTTGGAATTGAGAATGCCGTTCCAAATGGATTTTGTAATGCTGCGAATCCGAATGGTACTAATGATGGGTCAATTGCTTTATTGTTAACTGCAGTTGAAACTTCAACTCTAATATTAGCAGAATTGTTGTTGTAATCACCATTAGTTGATAATTTTCCATTAGCATCAACTGTAATATACTTATCACCAATCACTCTTGTGATATAGTTTGGAGAATCAGGGTCTAAGTTTACATTTTGGAATTGTTCCACTAAATTAGGTCTAATATCTGAATCAACTACACCTACAAATGGTGAACCATTGATTTTATCTTGGTCTACTCTTCTTACAACTACTGTGAATGAACCATACTCAGAACCAGCTACAGTTCCTGCAGGTTTAACATCTTGAATACCAATTTTAAATTCGTAGTTAGTAGCATTACCATGAGATAATGTATGGAATTTAATTAAGTTTGTAGTGTTACCACCAACTTTTTGTGATGTAATCCAAGGGGTTGAAGCTTCAGTATATGCTTTTGAGTAATCAATATCAGATGCAGTTAATGCGGTTACAGTTACTATTTCACCAGTTGCAAATGATGCTGATTGGAATGTTTTAAAGTTTGAGTAAACATACGCATCTTGTGAACCTCTTGGTGAGAATCCAAATGCTTTAGTAATATAATTAGCATTTGTTGGGTTCAATGAAGATGAATAATTTGCTCCGACTGCCTCTGAACCAGATACAGTTAATACGAATGATGATGCTGTTACACTATTTACCGAACTTCCAAGAAATACATCTGTATCAGATGTGATACCTGTAGTTGGGTGTAATACTGCTGCAACATACTCACCGTTTGATGATGAGATTTGTAATGCGATTGGGTTTTCAAGAGTATAACCATCTTGTCCTAATACCCTTACGATTGTTGCAGTTCCAGCATCTTCCAAATAAGCTTGAGCAGTGTAAGGTAGGTATGAATCTTCTGTCAAACCCCCGAATACTTGCTGAAACTCTTGGAAAGATTGTACCTGAGTTGGAACGAATGCAGGCCCTTTTACAGTTGAACCTATTAATGCTGCTCCAATTTCACCAATCCCTTGAGGTAGAAATGACAAGTCCTTTTCTCTTGTAAATACTCCAGGACTTACTATTCTTTCTGCCATTTAATTCTCCTATTTAAATTTTGGTTTCTTTTATACTAATAAATACCTAAAAAAATTCGAAACGATAATATTTATCTCTTAGGAGTGAATATACCTGTATTTATATCGAACTCACCATCTCCATACTTTTCTTTTAACTCATTTGCCAACTTAACTTCATCACCTCTTAATTGTAGGTATTTCTGTTGAAGTTGTTCTTTGTAAGAATCAAGTTGTTTCTTTTGTTGTTCGAAAACAAGTAGTTCAATTTCCAATTCACCTAATTTAGCAGTTACATCTGCATAATCGTTTTTAAACTTTTGGATTTTCTCTATTTCTTCTTTTTCAAATTTAATTACGGTCTTTTCACCAACCTTATTAACTTCTGCCATAACACTTTGTTTTTATAAATTATTAATTCTGTATATAAATATGATAATTTATTGTGAAAGTTTAGTATTCCACACAATTTTTGATGTTCCGAATGCTTTTTGAGCATTTACTGTATTACCTTTGTGTTCTGGTACTAAGTATGCTTTAGTGGTAAGGGTTACATTACTTCTTACTAATCTTTCTTCACCAACACCATTCGTTGTTTCAAATGAGTAAGATTCTCCTTTGATTTGGAATTTGTATCTTTGTCCAAATGCACCACCTTGAAAGTATATGATTTGTTCAACTACTTTATTTAAATCTTCCATATAGTTACACCATATAATAACATCATACTGAATGTTAACATAATCAGGTGTATCAATAATATATCTCTCTTCAACTGGCTTTTGGTCTACCAATTGTGAAAACGCATCATAGCGATTTTCTTTTCCATATTTTTTTACGAATGTTCTTGATGTATCTTCATCAGTTAAAACCTTCAATTTTGAATATTCTGTATTAATATCCAACGAGTTTCTTTTGAATGAAATTAAAGGAGTAAGAATTTTACCCTTTGAATCTTTCATAAAACCATCTCTTTGTGCTGATGTCCAATTTTCAGGAGATGCATACATTACAGGAACAGGTATAAATTTACCATCTTCTGTAATAGTTGGTTTAACATCTTTTTCTAAGAAATCTTTAAATGCTAAATCAATATCGTAAATACCGACTGTAGGAACTTTAGTATCATCATTTCTTCTCGATACTTGTTTGGCTTTATTCAATTTAGGGTCATCTGAAAAAGAACTTTGGGTTCTCTTCAAATCAACTTTTTCATCTCTATCATTTCTATATGTTCTTGCCATATTATATACCTACAGGTAAATCGTTATTATCTTTGTTAATACCCACTCTAAAATCATCTCTAATTTTAAGTTGAGATTTTTTAGCAACGTGAGTTGTTAGTTCAATTGCAACATTATAACCTTGTGTATCACCACCATCCCATGTCGATGGGTTTTTACCAGCAAAGTATTCGTTTTGAACTACTACATCTACAATGTGTTGTTCGTTATCCCACTCAATTACATCACCAATTTCTGCGTAAATATTCTTTTCTACTAATGTATCTCTAAGGAATCGGAATTGAACTTCTCTTGTATAATCAGAACCAAAATCATCATATACTGCTGAATTATCACTTCTTTCTATAATACATGGAACTTTTATTGGTGCATAATAAGATTTATTCTTACCTTCACCATACATATTTACTTTAGTTTCATCCAATATGATTTTATAGTAATACACTTCTGTATCAATAATATCATTGATAAGTTCTTTATTCAATGTTCTGAATAAACTCATATCTCTTTGTCCACCAAATAATGCACACATTATATAAACACCCCAATTAGTGGTAATACATAACTACCAATGTATATCGCTCTTGGCACTCTATTTAAAGTTTGTTCCATATATTCAGATTCATCTTTTTGAGCTTCCAACAACGCCTTACGAGATGTTGCTTCCAAATTCTCTCTTAATTCTGCAATTAAAACTTCTTTTTCAGTTGTAGCTTCACTTCTTAAATCAGAACCATCCAAAGTTACTTCTGAATTTGGAATTGGAATTGATGAGAATTTAGCTCTAACTGCACCTAACATTTCTTTTACCAATGCTAGAGTATATTTTTGAATCCACCTCTTACCAACGTGATTGATACGAGTATATGTAATTCTATCAAATGGTGCATTCGAATAATCAGATATAACAGAATTTGATATGATTGGATTACTTCTATCCGAATTTAAAATATAATGAAAGAATACTTTTGTTCCTTCTTCAGCCGCTTCTGGTCTTGGAAAGATTCTAATTCTATTATTTTGTATATCAAATCCATATTGAGATTTACGAACCATATCATTAAATTCAATAGCTTGTAATCTTAGTAAGTCATCATAAAGTGGTTGCATCATAAATGAAACACCTGGTGAGTAATTACCCCAACCAAAAGTATCCATCATTTGTTGTGAACCTAATCCAGTTCCTACAAATGGGTCAAAGTATCTTACCATTGCAGGTGGTGCATTATGAAGAACTTTTTTAATTTCAATTTCATCAGTTCCTGCCGAACCACTTTCTAATGTAGTGATTGTTGGGTCTGTTAAATCGTATACCTGTTGTCCTGCTGAAAGGGTAAATGAACCTGTATAATAAGTTACTCTACCACCACTACCTACTTCTGAACCATAATCTTTTGCAAGTGATACCAAACCACCTAAGTTTGCATTAAGTTGAGTTTGTGATAGGTTTGATGATGTCGGAGCACCTTTAAGGTTTAATAAATTTTCTCTAATATTAAATTGGTTTACCTGAGTTGAATATTCCGTTACAGCTTCTTCAAAACAAGCATAAAAATTAATATCTTGTAATTCAATATCAACAATTGGATATCCCAATCGTTTGGCACACCAAGATGCTACTTTATCAGTATCTTGTTGAAACTCATAATCATTATCATAATAACCAAATGGTGTCATATCAGGAAAGAATGATGATGAACCTGGCCATATTGGAATATTAACTGCCATTTAAATCTCCTTAGTGTTTGTATATAAATATGGTGGATTGTTATAATCCAAACCTACTTTTTACTGCATTGTAATTTTGAAGAACTTCTGATGTTGATAATGCTCTATTATAAATTCGTGCAATTGCAACTTCACCATAAAATGTTCTTGAAGTATTATGAGGGTCATTTCCTATTCCCATCACTTCAGCATTTAAATCAATATTCTGTCCGCTTTTCGTAGAATTAGTACCTTCCAATGTGCCATCTACATATAATGAACATATTCCAAAATTATTTACACCAACTATATGATGCCAATTTTGGTCAAAAACATTTATACTACCAATTGGAGCATTCAAGTTTCCTGATGTAAAATCTGTTAAAAATACTGCAGTATTCGTAGTTGAATATCTATTAATACTCATATTTTGACCTACTCTTGTTCCTAAAAAATTTCCATAATTACCACTTCCAGTTCCATCATCTGAACTTTTTATCCACGCCTCTAATGTTGCATATTGATTTCCTATTAGTTGATTGGATGCGTATAAAGTTACTCTATCATTAACACCATCAAATGCAACACTCCCACCATTTGTAGTTTGAAATGAAGCACCATTAGCTAATGAACCATCTTTACCATTTCCACTTAAATCTGTCCAAGTAGTTCCACTACCAGGATTTGATTTTCGATTAGCTCCATCTAATGCTAGAACTAATCCATTTGTTACTATTTTTGGTGAATATCTAAATGCCATTTATATAAACCTACTTTTATTTGCGTTATAGTTTTGAAGTATTTCTTGTGAGGTTAATGCTCTATTATATAATTTCAATAACCCTATTCTTCCTTCATACCAAGTTTCGAATCCGCCACCTCTTTGTAATGTACCTATATGAAATATATTATTTGATATTGAATCAGTAACATATACAACACCACCATTAGTAGATGTATATGATTGTGATACCCCGTTTAAATAAAAGTTTGAAGTGCCATCAAAAACATAAGTGTAATGATTCCACCCTGCACTATATATAACACCTGTTTGGTCTATATCAATAATACCACCTACCCTTGTTTGTGCAATAAAACTTCCATTAGAAACAGATACTCTCATAAATTGAGTAGTTACTGATGTTGACCCCCATCCACAAATAACACCCGTACCACTTGTAGTTGCTTCTGCACTTGTTTGATAAAACCACACATCAATACTTAATGCTGATACACTATTTAATTCAGAAAAAGAAGAATTAATCCTATCATCTGTTCCGTCAAAGTAAAAAGCATCAACACCTAAAACTGGGTCTTCTGAAAATGTGGTGTTTGATAATGTCGCAGTAGCTTTAGTTTGACTAATGTCAGTTACTGTTGTACCGCTACCAGGATATGATTTTTTATTAGCAGCGTCAACTGCTAATACTAATCCATCTGATATAATATCTGGACCTGTACTACCTGCCATTTTCTTAAACCTCTTCTGATGTATCAGTCCAATCCGAACCTGTTAGAATATTTTTAATTTCTTCATAAGTATATGGCCCTTCTTTTGTAGTTAATGAAGAAACTGATGTTGGTATATCACCATCCCATTTTACAAATGATTTTGAACCACTTACATTTAATCTAAGAGTTTCTGAAGAAGTTTCTAATACTTCTGAGAAATCAATACTTCCTGTTTCGGAAGTTGAAAAAATCATAAAATTTCTTTGTTCATACATAATTTATTCCATTTTATCCACAAGGTGTTACATCACTAACCGTACCACCAGTCACAATAAATGATGCGGGTGTATCCATCCAATAAGTTCCATCTTCTGGGTTGGTACTTCCACCTGAATCCGTATATACTGTATCACCATCGGTTGGATAGTCACCCCCACCACCATGATACCAAGTCGTGTTTGCGAAACCTTCAGAACAAGCTACTTCTCCACCCTCATATGGAGTCGCATCTACATTAAATGCCGTAAGTGATGGTGATGCAGAATGGTCATATGAATAAAATTCTGATACCGCATGAGGTGTTGAACCATCTGGTTTTGATGTTGAGTTTGTATTGATACCAGTAGTTGATTGAGTTGTAAGAGATACATTT